CCACAAATATCTACCAACCCAACCTACCCCCTCCCCCCCATACATCTCACCACCTAGGGTTTCTACCTAAGGGTTTCTACCTACGCACTTACCCTTATAGGGTTTACCTTTAGTGCTAGATGCGAATGATTCTTATTTGCATTCAATCGAGTGTGAAAGAGTGATGCACCTTTTTAGGGTGACTTGATCTGAATGCGAACTATTCGCGTTTACCCTTCCCTTAGTGTTTACCCTATGTCAACTGCTGACCTCTCTGAATTGGGGCTATCTGTTATCCCGCGATCTATATTTAAAAAACTCAATTCCATATCTGGGCGAAAACCTAGATTGTGGGCGTAACTGTATAAATCCAGTACGTTCTCAAACCCTCTACACAAATTGCCCTTTCCCGCAGAAAGTAAGATCATTCTTTGAGGGTCTGACAAGGTTCTTTGGAAATACTTTGTTTGTGGGTTGGAGGGTCTGCCCATTTTTTCCTCACAATTTAATAATTTAAATAATTGTAAACCATTGTTCTAAGGGTTTCTACTGATAGGGTTTTGGAGGGGTCTTATAAATCAACAACTTACGAGAGTTGGCACGATTCTATTATGCTTATATAGTGAGAGGGTAGATTTTTAGGCTCTCTCTTTCTTATCAACATTTTTTAAAAGGCGTGAATTCAAATGACTAATACTAGAGAACAATGGCTCGCAAACGCAACCACAGAGCTTAGAAGCCTCTTTAAAGCCAATGGGGTAGACCTACCCTTAGAGGTTCGCTCAAGCTGTGGCTTCCCCTCAAAATCGGCTCTTTCAAATAAGAATCGGAGAATCGGAGAATGTTGGTCTGCTAGAGCATCAGCCGATAGCCATGCGGAGATTTTTATCTCTCCTACAATCAGCGATTCAATGCGGGTTCTTGACATCTTGGCGCATGAGCTTGTCCATGCTTGTCACCCTAATGATGGACATGGGAAGCTGTTTAAACGCACCGCTACCGCCATTGGCTTAGAGGGCAAAATGACCGCCACAGTTGCGGGTGAGAAATTTAAGCTCTGGGCGTCACCTGTTTTGGAAAGGCTTGGCATTTATCCCCATGCTGACTTGATCCCCTCAAATGCCCAGAAAAAGCAATCAACCAGAATGTTGAAATGTGTTTGCCGTGATTGTGGTTACACAGTGCGAGTGGCGGGTAAGTGGCTCAATGACATGGGTGCGCCTCATTGCCCAGATCACGGAGAAATGCAAAGCGTTTAAACAGCTTAGAGGGAAGCTCGAAAGGGCTTTTCTGTGCGCTGTTGCACTACTTTGAAAGGCTTAAATTATGTATCTCGCAATAATGAATAACATCCTCAAGTCATTGACCCTTGAACAAGCATACACATGGTTCAACACTACCGACAAATGGGTGTGGATTGACGATAACATTTTGTCACCCCATGATCTCAAAGCAAATAATTCTAGAGTGGAAGCAATAGAGGCAACATTTGACGAATTGTTGCTTCAAGCTGAAATTGACGGGATGAAATTGTAATTAACCCAAGCCCTTCGGGGCTTACTTTTAAAAGGCTTCAATTATGTCAGTAATCACTAACCCAGAACACATTGAACAAATGCGCCTCTTGACTTTGCGTCAAGCCCTCAAGCTCGAAATGATGGGTATGAAAAAGAGGGGCAAGAGCGCCTATGCAATATTGAATCAAGAGGGCTACAAAGGCACTCGACAAGAGGTTTTCGACAAGCTCACAGAGCAACGCAAGCAATGGCTTTGTGAGAGCGTTTAAACAGTTTATGTTGAGCCACTGTGACAGAGTGGCTTTGGATGCACTGTTGCATTATTTGAAAGGCGTGAATTATGAACTCCCATATTTTCGACATTAGAGACAACTTGAAAATCTTTGGCTTCCATTATGTTCTGTGGACTGAGGGCTTTTCCCCTCATACCCTTTACAAGATTTGGATCGGTTACGGCATGATTCGCCATGACAAAACTATGTTGTCTTTAAAGGGTCAATTATGAAACCCGATTATTCATTAGGCGATAAATTCGTATATTCAGGCAATGACCTTTCAAAAGGCTCATTTGGTGGCTTTGCTTCGTGCTTGGGTGATGCAATGTTAAGAGCCGACAAGGACAATTCTGTGAGACTGTTTGAGGCATTCCCTGAAATCTTTGAACTGGCTTGGGCTAACTCTATTGCAAACAAAAACAAAACAACCATTAAAGAAAGCGTTTAAACACTATGTCTAATTTCAAAGAAACTTTGCTCGACTTGTTGACTTGTATCGGGTTGGGGCTTGCCCTCTGTGTGGGTCTGTTGGCTTATTTCGATATATTGGTTAAGTGAAATTCCAACGGGTAGGCTCACGGGTTGGGTCTATTCGGTGCAATGTCGCATCATTTAATAGGTGTTCAAAATGTCAGCTTTTATTGTTTCCGATTCACACATCAACGCTCTGGTTCGGTATGCCTCAAGGCATAAGGTGGGCGTTTCTTATGGCGCAACAGTAATGCGTTTAAACGCTTTCGGCAATGAGCAAGCGGTGGCTCAGATTCTCTTTGAAGAGAACGTGAAGAGCGTCAACTATCGCTATGGCGAGAGCGAAACCACGCAAATAGATTACGACCGAGGCGCACCCATTCTCACGGCTATTCAAGCGATCAAAGCGGCTCAGTGCTTGCGCTATCAGTCTTGCGAGCATCCAGAATTCGAGGACTCTCTGGCTTCTAAGTTTATCGAGGCGATCATCTCTAATGCAATCCCTGACTTAGACGGATACGACACGGCTCAATGGGCTATTTATGACAAGGTGTCAGCATGAAAAAGTTTGAAGTTCAATATGTACGAATCGAGCATCAAGTTTATTTTCTTGAGGTGCAAGCAGAAAATGAAGATGATGCCGAAGATGTAGCGCACGATGAATTCACAGGAAGCGAGAACTATAAAGTTGTTCACGCTGAAGAGTTTATTCAAGATGTAAAAGAATTAGAGGCCACAACATGAGAAAACCTCCAAGTGGGTTCAAGCCCAGATCATTTGACGAGCGAATCTGTGATCTCGACCATTTGCAATTCACGCACAAGAAACGAGCCAAACGAGGGTTTTATTATTGGTCAGAGAAAAGCCCCGACCAAATATTGCACGAGTTTCATTTGTCAGACTTTGCCAAGTGCAGAGCGTTTAAACAACTTAGGGTTCAATCATGAAAACAGACACTCAAATGACAAAGCAACAAATTGACGACCTAGCGGGCAATGCCTTGAGTCATGCTTGTGCTTACATTCAAGATCATTTTGGCATCAAAACTGGCGATATTGCGGGTTTGTTTTTTACGGGCGAACCTCAAGACATTATCGAATCAATACTTCAGGACTACATCAGGACTGAAATTCAGTTTCAAAATCTAAGCGAGGATTAAACATGAGCTATTTATTAGGTATCGACTTTTATTATGACAACCCCAAAAACCGATTATCTATTGAAAAGATAATGTCAAAACATAATGGGACTTTGGATTGCGTTACAGATAAGAATGGGATTTTCTCATTTAAAGATAATGAATCTAAACAAAAAGCAGACCACGAGCTTTATAAACTTGGGATTATCTCGGACTCAGTTACAGACAGCGTTTAAACAGATTGGACACAAAATGACACAATTACAAGCACTCACACAATGCCTCGTTCTGGCAATAACTGCACCAGACGACCACAAAGCTCAACGAGCGAGCGAATTAGCGGAACAAATAGCCCAAGGGTTAACAGTTGACCAAGTTGAAGATTGCAAAGCGCAAGCCCTTGAATTGGTGGAGGCTCTATGACTTTCAGAACCTTCCTTATTGAGTTTTACTCATACCCTGATTGTGTTCATGCTGAATATGACGAAACAAGCGCAGAATCTTTAGAGGATGCGGTGGCTGAACTTAAAAAGTATCACCCAGACGCTGAGATTTTGAACACTTACATACATACAGAGTGTTTAAACGGCCTATGATCTATGCTTGCATCGCCCTAGTTCTGCGAATACTTAGCGGGAAACGCTAAACCCTCAGACCCTCTCAGGAGGGTTTTTTCTTGTCTGGCATAGTTGGGGTGGGCAAGCCCTAGAAGTCGGCTGAAAAGGGGCTTTTAAGGCTTTTGGAGGGCATATCCTCGCACAATCTGCGAATAGTCTCATTAAGTGCGTCAATTTCTAGCATTTTAGCAATCGACCATGCCCTACGTTGACCATGCCATCCCATTACTGGATTTCGGTGGCAATCTACACATAAAGCAATGCAAGTATATTGAAGCCCTTGTTTGTAATGGTGGGCTTCTGATGGTGGTGGTGCTTCACAGACTGAACACGGCAAAGACTTGACCCTTGCAAGGTGTAGCCTCTCCTTTGCGTTCAACTTGTTATTCATTGGGTGGCTTTTACTTCCATTCGGGCTGAGTATTGCTCTGTGCGCCACACCTCAATGCGAGCCTGTGCCGCAGTCATAAGCCAACGGAAACGCTCTTCCTTCTCCACGGCTTCCCTGATTCCTTCGAGAATTTCAATGTATTCAGGGTGGGCATAAGCAAAGGTTTCTTGCTTGCCAAGAACTTCTGTTCCCGCTTGGCTCGCCAGTTGAGCCTTGCGTGATTTGCGAAACTCCTCTAAATACATTCTGTCGGCCTTCGCTTTTGCATACAGTGGCGCAGTGTCAATCAGGAATTGTATTGCACGAGTAGGTTCGTTCATACATCCTCGGTTTTGTAATTGAGTTTATGGTGCTGAAAACGCATTGCCGCCTCACACTCCATCTCTTTGAATTGTTCGTCAGAGAATAGCCCAATGACGTTTTTACCCTCAAACCAAACCTCTTTGATGGACTCGTTGTAAGTGCCATCCTCGTCTGATGAATACTCATAAACGACTGTTACGACCTCGCTACCCGCACCTATGGTGGTGTCAAATTCCCATGTTGATTCCATGATGTAACTCCTGTTAAAAATTAAATGTTATTCTTTTTATGGAATATTTTGAATAGGGATAAACCCTTAGTCCAAGCATTCTTTCACGCACACATCTATTCCTGATTGACTTGAGTAAACCTTCGACACATGAAAGTTGACGATTTGACAGTCATCCCTGTAGACAACTCCATTCATCGCATCTTCTACGCTCTTCAGCACATTGGACGCATCTGGCTTCTTAATTGGCTTCTCAAGGCCGTTTAAACAGTCTGCTACTTTCTTTTTAGAGTAAGACTTGGGGATAGGCGCTCGAATGTAGAGATACAAATTTACAGGGGTTTCCAATGGTTCGGAACTTCCCATTGCTTCGGTTGCGGCTTCTTTGATTAAAGCCTCGTATCCTCTTGTTTTATCAGGGGTGTAAGTCTGGACAAAGTTTCCCCGCCTTGCGTACCTTGCTCTTTGTTTGCCAACAGGATCAGCATCCAACTTAAAAGTCACCATGAAAGTCATAGAAGTGTCCCATCTTTAATTCTGTTCATATATTCTCTGATTCGATCTCTAGCACCAGTGCCATAGATTCGCTCGGCTCTCTCAAGTCTGGCACGAATGAGATCACGATTCTTTGATGACTCCCAATTTCGATACAGTTCTCTTGCCTCGGCTTGCTCAAGGATTACTCTATCGCTTGCGCCTTGAATGTTTCTTCTACTCCAAGTCACCAGTTAACTCCAATGCTTTGTTTATCAGATGTAAGGGGTAAGGAACACCCTCTTTCACTCTGTCCAAAAGTCTCATTGCTTCAAAGTAGTTCATACAAATAAAAGTTGTTGGGTTTTTACAGTTGTTCCAGAGTCATATCTCTGTGAGTTGCCTTTGGGATACGGCATAACTTCGTATTTCAGCTTAGATCGCATGACTTTCTTGTCAGTCTTTGACCCGTGAAAAATGATGTAACGATGTTTCCTAGATCGCTCGACATAGTAAAAGTCATCGCCATGAAGTTCTTTTATCTCTGCCAATGTCAGGCCATCACCAATGGTCTTGGCGTGTTTATGCTCTTGACCTTTTATAGTCCAATCAATTCTGTTTGCTGATAAGCCAGTGTAAAGGAAGTTAGTAGCCTGATATACATATCCAACATGACCTTTGCTTGTGTCGGCAAAAGAAACAACAATCATTGGTTTTGGCAATAGTTTGATTGAGTTCGAAACAAGGAATGATGCCTCGTTTTTATGGTTGTCCAACAAACAGACTCGGTTTAGCTCTAAAACTTTGTCTGAATATTCTTTCCCACAGATTCCCATGCAAAGTGGTGGTGATGCGGGAATCCCATAAGTCACTACGCCAACCAAAATGTCATCTTTGTAAAGCCCAAACGCAAACATTATTTGTGGCATCCGCTTGGCATAGTGTTTTTCAAGCAACCAAGGCTCTGCCTCAAAGTTGTTTATTGGCAACACTTTCATTTGCGTAACTCTGCTAATCTTGCTCGGATGTGTTCAGGCATAGGGGTGGCTTTTTTTCTATCAGACTCAATCTTGGCAAGGGCAGGATCAATTTGTGCTTCAACTTTGATCCCGAAGCCTTCAGGAATCTCAGCCCCATCCCATCTTTGTTGGTTCAAGTAGACCAAAGGTGCGGGAATAAAAGCACCATCGTCTTTTCTCCAAGCATCGGTTGTTTTCATCCACTCTATGTGCTTGATGATCTGGTCTGCACAGGTTTCACAGTAAAACTTCTTCCACTTAACCAAGCAAGCAGACTTACCGCCTTTTCTAAATG